AGGTGCCAGTACCAGGTCCAATAGACTCACCACCCTCTCTCATGTCTAACACTTCACCACCTTCGGCATAATCTGATTCACCAACAACAGCACCACCTTTTGCAAATGCAGCTAAACCACCCTTAGCAAAATCTACATTAAATCCAGCTGAATATGGAGCTTGTACTCTCATATCTGGTCTTATTGTTGTTCTAATATCTCTTAACCCACCAGCTTCCCTTTCTAATTGTCTTTGTACGGCTTTACCATAAGCAGTAGACAAAGCTAATAATCTAGGATCAAGACCACCTTTAGATGGGTCAAATGCGTCTTTTGCAGAACCAAAGATACCACCTCCACCAGGGTCAAAGCCTAGCAAATCGTCTAAAATTCTTCTTTGAAAGAAGGATCTTCTATCAATACCTTTTTCTGGGTCATATACACTTGGATCTAAACCAAAAAAGCTACCTATACCTGATATAGCCCTTTGGAAAATATTTGGGGTGTTGCTTTTTATAAAATCCCCCATCAACTCTTGATTTAAAACTTGACCCATCTCGTTTACAAAAAATCCGGGTTGTCCTTCTAATGGTGAATAACCAAACTCAGCAGCATTTTTAACTAAAGAAGAAATATTGTCTCCTACACCACTAGCAACAGTACCAGCTACGGTGCCAGTATCACCACTAATAAACCCTTCCATACCTTTAGCTATTTCGCCTGCGCCCCCTGCAGCTCCTGCAGCACCTGCTCCTCCTGCAGCGCCTACTGTTGTTCCAGCTTCACCTACAGCAATACCTGGGCCTCCACCCCCTGTGATACCTGGGCCTCCACCTGCTTCGATACCTGGACCTGTATATCCTTTTGCTGCATTTAATCTTTTTTGCTGTTCTATGACACCTTCACCAAAACCATCACCAGCAACATCTGTTGCACCAGTTACATCTGTTCCACCAGTTACATCTGTTCCACCAGTTACATCTGTTCCACCAGTTACATCTGTAGTAGCTTCTCCACCAGTAGTTGTAGTTTCCCCACCAGTACCTGCAGCTTCTGTCTCACCACCACCAAATTTACTTCTAAAAAAGTCTCTAGTTCTACCTCCGAACTTTGTACCAGTACCAGAGGCATCTGCTGTTAATTGACCGTCTTTGAATCCTATATTTGTAAATGCATATGCTTGACCAATATTTCTTACTAATGCCATAAAATCTTGATCGCCTTTTGCTACGTTAACTGCCACACGACCAGTATCGTATATTTGTGCAGGTAACTGCCAAGGCCCAGGGACAAACTTTGCTACTTTAGCAACTTTGTTAACTATAGGTTTTACTTTTTTGTTCCAGAATTTACCTATTCTTTTACCTAGTTTTTTAAGAAAAAATTCTGGTAAACCAGTTTCTGGATTGATTGATACCATATCAGAACCAACCATTAACTCTGTTAATTATGTATCGTCTTTTTCTAATATCTTCTGTATGGATTTTTTGATTGTTGGATTTTCTTCTAAAAAATTGGGTGGTAATACGACTTCACCTACAGTTAAGTGAGCTAACTCTGTATCTCCAAATCTGCCTTTATTTTTTAAACTTTCTATACCTTGCATATTATGTAATTGTAACCGTTACACTTCCAAGCGAACTTGTCGCACTCAAACCACTAACATACGTTCTATGTGATGTTAGATCAATAAATTCTGTCCCGTCAAAAACTTGCAATACCTCTGTAGTCGTATTGAATATGAGCGTGCCTCGTTGAAAGTTCAACTTATCACGTTGTGTTGTAGTTAATTGTATCGTATTTAGTGGGTCAAAACTACCCAAATTGATTTCTAATATACGGACTAATCTGTTGAAAGTTTCGGAATCTACAGTATCACCAGAAGAAATTGGTAATCTTGTTGGTAAAAGTTTTGCCATTTATCTTCTGCCGTCTGTTCTAAGGTCTAATCTAGTTGCACCTAATCTCCATCCTATATCTAAATTTCCTGCATCTCCATCATTAGATGCCACCCTCAAAACAGCTTGTCTACCTCTACCTCTAATAAAATTCTGTTGTGTAGTAGGGGTTACATTAGAAGTAGCTACTGTAGATAATGAGTCTCCTGGGAAATTCCTTACTTTAGTCACTAAATTGAGATTACCAGTATTTGTTAAGAATTTAATATCTGGTATTAGTTTTTTCAAAAATGTGAAACTATCACCATCACCCAAATCGAAGTCTGAAGATTCAATAAAGACATTTGTCATTTCACTACCATCATCATTGAAACCAAATTCATGCTCAAACAAACTATTACTACCTACCGCTTGAGGAAACGGTTCTACACCAGAGTCTAACCAAACGGTTCTTACTAATTCACCATAATACCAAACTTGCTCCTCGTAGTTATAAATCACATATCTATCTATTTCTTGAGAATTTTCGGATGGATAAAACCAGCCTATTTCGTTTTCTTTGGTATTTGTAAAAGCACTTACTTTAAATGCTTGGCTACTGTTAAAATTAGAAAATACAAAATTTAGCACACTACAAGGCACTTTTTGTACTGAACCGTTATACACATAAAAATTATCGTAAGACATAAAAAATATACCTTGTGGAGCAGTAACGGCTGCATTAGGACCTACTAAGCCAGTAGCCTCATTTATTAAATTTACTGAAAAAGTAAAGGGTGGCCCAGTAAATTGCATACTGTATACAGAAGTATCAGTAAAAATTACTATTTCTTGTCTTGATTTGACTGCTCCTATAATGGTTGATCCAGAAGAAAGTCTTAAAGAACCAGCAGTATTATCTATTTTTGGCTCAAATTCTAACTCGTTTTCTTGGTCTGAAAAAGCTATCAACATAGGGTCTAATGTCCCAGTTCTTGCAGTACCTGCAGTATTTAAGGGGTCTGAACCTAATACTATTAAATGTCTATCTATTTCAGAAGTAATTACTTGTAATGCTTTGGTAGGCACTAAGTTGGCTCCAGATATACCAGATAATTCTACTGCTCTAGTGCTAAGACCGTCATTTTCTGCCCATCTGTAAATACTACTACCCCTTGGATTAATTATAAGATTTTCACCAAAATTATCGTGCGACCATAATCTTAATTGGTTTGTTGTTTCTAGTGTAGCAACAGAGCCCCATCCTCCGTCACCCCAAGCGTTTGCACCCCAACCAGTTGATGAAACATAAAAATCTAAGCCTACATTTATTTGATAGGCACCTACCACACTAGAACCACCATTACCACTATCAGAAGCATTAGCAGTTACTGTTGAGCCAGATGTATCTTTAGCTGAAATTTTGTATGAATTTGCATTTACTATACTGTCTATTTGATATTCTTGATTTAAAACGGCAGCAACTATATTGCCACCCAAAGAAGCAGCCCCACTAAAAGTTACAAAATCGTTTTTTACTGCACCATGTGCGGTGTCTGATACTGTTATCTCAGAAGAACCATTAGATGCACTAAAAGTTACATCACCAGCAGAAGTTGTTGATCTTATCGGCGTAACATCATTTAAAGATGTGCCCTCTTTTATTAAATATTTTAAGTGTGTGCCTATGCCTAGATATTTAGTGCCTTCTAAAGCTATCCAATTATGCAAAGCTCTAGCAGTTCCAGTTATTGAAGAGCTTGTAGTTTTTCTCCACCCACCAAATTTTTCTGGTCTACCAGACCTAAATCTAATTAAATTACAATCAAACCAACCACCCTCATTATCGTAGGCAGTACCTTCTCTATTTATACCTGGTCTAAATTGTAGTTTTTGTAACGGCATTTTTTATCTCATCTACTATTGTAATAGATCTCCTTAAAGTTTTTAAAGGGTCTATATCTTCTAAATATTCTACCTTTTTCTGATATTTATTTCCTATTTTATAATTAGCCACAAATTCAACAACATTATCTGGCAAATAAACAAAAGCAAAAATATCAACTTCTTCAGCACTATAATTTTTTTTTGTTTTATTTACCTTTTTCTTAATATCCCACCTAACATATGTAGAACTATGATGTTTAAAGGGCGATTCTGTTGTTTTGACTTGTATTTTGTATGATTCAGTAAGAGATTGTGCTA